AAGAACGATAGTTGATACTTACAAAGAATTTGCTTTAGATAAAATTGCAATGGCTGAACATCCTAAATCTGGGATGAGAATAAAAAGTGTAAGTCATTATTTAAGTTACCATAACAAATGGATTAACTTATACTTTCCACCTAATCTATTGCTCAATCAAATAACTGTAAAGGTTATGGATGCCTTCTTTTTAAAAATTAAAGAAAAAGGATGTTCTCATAAAACCGCTGTTCTTGTCGTTAAAAGTTTTCTTACATTTATGAAATGGTGTATTGAACAGCAATACACATCTGAGCTTGGAGTTATGTTTGCTTATAAAGTAAAAAACAGACCACATCTTAAAGATGAAGTAACAGCTAATATGCTTCCTAAAAAAACTGTTATGATTAGCAGACCTGAAGTTAAACAGTTATTCCAGCACCTAATGCCAAAAGATAAAGATCCTCATGCTTGGTTAAAGTTTGCTGTTGTTGTAACACTTGCTTTTACTGGTCTAAGACTAGGAGAACTAAGAGCTTTAAGGTGGGATCGGATTGATTGGAAGTTAGGTAGAATAACTATTAATCAGGCTATTAGTGAAGGTAAAATTAAGGACCAAGTTAAAGCAGATGGTAGTTTTGCTACAATACAAATGCATAGCACACTATTTAAAGTTTTAGGTATTTGGAGAGATATACAATCTAAATATTTTACACCAAGAAAAATGCCTTTAGTATTTAGCTCATTAAAGTATGTGCATGAAACTACACCTTTAGCTGATAGAACAATAAATGAGTGGCTTAAAATGGCATATTGTGATCTTGGCTGGGCTGAGATTGAAATAGTTACATATCCTAATGGTACTAAATCTCACATAAGAACTATCTCTAATAAGTTTGATGGTTGTCCAAGTAAAACATTTAGACACTTTGCAGCTACATCTTTAACTGATGCTCAAGCTGGTAATGAGATATTAACTGATAACTTTATTAAAGGTCAGATAAGACATAGAGATATTAGATTAACTAAAGGTCTTTATGGAGATCATTCAAACCTAGATCCGTCAGGAGAAAGAGCTATTGCTGAACAAGAAGCTTTAGATGGAGCATTTCCTGATCTTATAGATATTGAAAAATTAAACTAAAATTGAATAGAGTAGAGGTCATGGAGGCTACAAGAACGTAGTCTCTGTGGCTCTCAGAGCCTAATTTTTTCTGATTTTTTTATATATTACTGTAATTCTTTGAGTATATCTAATTAAGCCTTTTAGAGAGGTCATGAACATTATATTTTTTTTGTTCCTTTTTATTAAAGGTTCTGCAACTTTAATTGTTTCAGTCATATCATCCGCTAATTTTTTTATTTCATTAATTAGATCTCCGCTATAAATACCAAGATAATCGTTACCATCTTGTATTACTTCATTTTCTTTTTTTAAAGTTTCAATCTGTTTTTCTAGCTTTCTATTCTCTACTCTTAAATCTCCATTATTTTTTAAGTGATGTTTTTCTAAAGTATCTATTCTTTTTATTTTAGATGCAGCTTGTTTAAGCTTTCCTTTTAATTATTTCATTAGCTTTAGTTATTGCAACTATCTCAACATGAGTATCTCTTAACTCATCCTTACAAGCATCCTTAGCTTCATTTAATGTGTCCATTAATGCTGGAAAATTACTTTCATAAACACCGTATATATAAAGATCATTAATAGCTGCTGTAACTCTTGCTAAACCTTTATGTCTTTTTTCTAATCTTAATAATTTCTGATCACTCATTAGTCAGGACCTCTTTTAATTTATATTTAATATTTTCTATTTTTAGATCTGTTACTTCAGCTTCAGATGTTATTGGATCTTTACCTTCAATAGCCAGGTTTTCATTTGGATATTCTTCCTTAACAACAAAGTCTGCTCGACCTTGTGTAGTTTTAATTATCTTTGACATTAACAATCTTATCTCCTAAATCTATTGTAGTTTTAATATGAGGTTTATTATTAGTTAGAACTATAGATATAATTTCTTTACTAAATTTATCTTCAGGTTCATACGATACGACTACCATATATTTAGCTCCAGCATCTTCTGCTGTTTGTTCTTGAATTTCTACCTCACAATATTTAGCTTTTCTTATTGACATGAAGTCTCTGTATCTATCTCAACAAGTTGGATTTTCTCCTCTCTAAGACCTTTATGAATAGTGATAAAGTTTGGATCTATAATTACATCAGTTCTTAATTTAAAAAATTCTGCTAATTGTTTAAGCTTTAATGCACTTACTCCATTAGCTCCTTTTTCGTATTTTTGTACTTGTTGAAACGTTGTTCCTATAGCTTTTCCAACTCTACTTTGTGTATATTTATTTAATTTCCTGATGTACTTGATGTTGTTTCCAACGGTGGTGTTAAAGGCAAGTTCTTCAGGTGTTCTATGTCTGTTTGGCATTTAATCTCCTCTATGGTTAAGTTAAAATAATTTTCCGCTTGTTCTTGCCATCCAGTAAAATCATAAATTGTTGATCTTTCTGCTGTGGTAAAGAACGCCAACGGTGGCATTTGTCGAAACACATCATCAGCTTTAATAAAAAATGCTGGTAGGTTATCTTCAAATTTTAAGTACCAGTTAGTCTGGTTAATTCTATGTATTGGCATATCTGAACTGAATGCCTGATAGTGAACATATGTTGCGTATGCTTTATCTCCTTCTTTTCTACTCATCGATATTCCTCCAATGGATCTGTCATTTGATTTTTTTTAATTTGTTCTGCTAACTTGCAGATAATCTTTTGTGATGTTTTAGGTGTGAAAACCATTACATCTCCAAACAAAGCCAACATATCTAAAGATCTACCGTCTATTGCTGGAAGCTTATCCCAGTCATCTTGTTGCATGGTCCATTCGATATTTTCTTGATACATATTTTTTTCAGTTTCCATTTCCAAAGCTAACTTTGCAGCTTCAGATAATTGGTTTGTTGGTGTATTAGGAAATTTAATAATTTTATCGCTCATCTTTTACCTTCTGCATCAACTCCGCTTGGTGCAAATAATTTTGTGCATCATCGTAAGTGTCTTGTTTAAAACCACCTCTAGTTCTAATAAGCTTTGCGACTACGTACATATTAGCAACAACATGACCTGGAATATTTTTATTTAAACCAAGTAGAGAGGACCAAGCTCTTCCAATACTATCCATATTTTCCGAGAATGATCCGTACTCTAAATGTTTAGCTTGACGGATTTGTTTAAGCTTTTCGTTTAACATTTTTATCTTTACTATCTGTATAAGCAGAGTAGGCAGCGTTAATGAAATACGAAGCAGTCTTTGCAAGACTTTGAGGCATCTCAAACTGTTCGTCTGATAATGTTCTCAGCTTCTTATAAGTGTCCATGCTCAAGGCTATAGATTTATATTTATCCGTGTCCATGATTACTCCAGACTTGCTGGATCAAATGAAGTATCGGCTTGATTTAATTCAAGTTCTTCTACTCTGTGCATCCAGTAATAGGTTGAACCTTTAGGAAGTTTACCAGTACCAGAGGCTTCAGCTTTGTAAGCTCCAACTCTATACTTCTTTCCGTCAGGTAAAGTTATAGTACCTTTGAGGTCATAACTTTTTGGGTTTTCTTTATTGGTGTTAGGAAATACTACACCTAAAGATTTTCGTTCTTTTTGATCATCCATTTTGGATAACTCCTTTAGTCTCAAGGTTTTTTTTGATTTGGTTAAACTTCTCTAAGAACAACTGCCAAGCATAAGCATCTTGTTGCTTAACTTTTTGCATAAGTTCTTTGTTAGTTGATAACCATTCTTGGTAAGCACCGACATGAGAGACTTTATCAAGTTCGGTTAGTGCTGCTTTAAGCTTCTGGTCCGATTGTAATATCGCTCCAGATACTTCTTCAGCAGATGCTATCTTGTCATTAGTTAAGCCAAGCATTGCTAAAGCTCTTCCAACAGCAGATGTTTCAGCGTTTTCCAACGCAGAAGTTTGATTGATACGACTAGCAGCTCTTAACTCTTCTGCTAATCCAGTAGATACAAGCTTTCCATCAATAAATACTTCAGATCTAACAATAACTTTTTTATCGTCTTGATGAATTATGCTTGATGAAATCGTTGCTGCTGTACCTAGATTTCTTCTAAATATTCCAATACGTAATGCTACTGTAGCGTAGTCATTCGAATGAATTTTTACAGTCTGACCGTTTAATGATTTTTTAAAATCGTTAATGGTAGAGACTAATTTATCAGCTGACATATATAATAACCTCCTATGATTAATGTTGTGTAGTTGATGAGTTGTGGAGACATTAGATGTTGCTCCAAATCTTTTTTGCTCTAGCCAAATGTTTAGCTCCAATGTTCCAATAAAACTGATGATCAAAACCAGGTTCAACATCTTTAACTATTTCAGCTAAA